CATCACCACCCTCCACGATATACTTACTGTTGTTTCCATCATCAAAGATGCCAAAAGACGGCAATTCCTCATCAGATTGATTTAACATTTCTAACTGCATCTGCTTTCTTAGATCATGGTTGACAATTTCTTTGAAATACTGTTGTGTTGTCATCCATGCAAAGATAACCAGTGTCATAACAATGTCATCATTCGATCCTTCTTCAGCCTTAAAACTGTTCATACTTGAAACGAACGTTGTAAGTTGGGAGATAGTATCAAAATCGTTGATAATTAGTTTGTCATTTTCTATTAAAGTCTTCAGATTTGAACATCCGATTCGTTTAACCTGGGGAGACATCTTGATACCCAGTTGAATACCTCTACCGAAACCAGTACCCATCGCTTGTGCTTTTTTGTTACCAGTTTCAATCTTCACCACGTTCTCATATTCAAGGTCTTGGTGTAAAGTGTCAGCAATTTGTGGTGTATTATTTATCTCAACCAAAACATACGCATCGTTAAACAGTTTAGCTGTGTTATAGATCACTGTTGGGAATAGAACTGGAGATATGGAAGATGAATTGTACTTTGCAACTTGTCGGTATGGTACCGCAGATACATCAAACACCGAGAACGATGACGCATCCATGTTTCTACCCTCAGCAGGGTCAACAGTAATTGCATAGATGTGGTCTGCTGTACGTTCATCATCACCTTTGATTGGATATTCATACAGATGCAACAACTCATGTTTGGCAATCGGCTCTTTGTATACCAACTGAGCCAACTTGGAACCAGAGATAAGTGTGTTGGTAGAACCCAAAAATTCACATTCAAACTCTTGTCTGAACTGTTCTTCAGAAGTGTTCTTAATAGTTTCTTCTTTCCATTTTTCATCACGACCAGGGACCATAGACCAGTGAATCTCGAATGTTTGATAGCCGTTCTTCTTACCGATAGCATCCATCCAGAGTTTGTAGAATAGATTCATTCCGTTAGGTGTTGACACAATAATAATCTTGGTTGTTTTACCAGATGAGATAACAGGGTAAACAGAGTTAAAGAACTCATTGGCAATGTTGGCTGGAACGAACGCAAACTCGTCCAAGAATACAATGTTAAATGCTCCACCACGAACTGCTGAACTTGAAGTTGAAGCGGCAATAATTTTTGAGCCGTTCTCTAGTTCAACGTTACCTTTGTTCCATGTGATAACACCTTGCTGTAGCCACATAGGTAAGTTTTCATATGCAAGTTGGTACTTGGCAAGAATGTCACGTGCGAGTGAGCCTTTGTTGGCAAGAACTGCGATGTTTTGGTCTGATGAGAACAATGTTACCCAAAGTAGATAAGCAACAGAGGTTGTGGTTTTACCAACCTGACGGGGACATTTTGTAATTGAGAATCTATGTTCGTGATATGTGCGAATCATTTCCTTTTGGAAGTCCCACATCTCAAATGGCATTAAACCACGGTCAACGTTGACGATCTTGATATATCTTTCAGCAAAATATACCGGGTCTTTAGAACATCTTATATACTCATCGACTTCTTCTTGTGTGTATGCGTGTTCAACGCCGGCTTTCTTGAGAAGTGGATTATCACGATACGAATCTTTATTATTAACTGCCATTCTGCGCTTTAATTAATTTAGATAGTTCAGATGTCGAACCAATAAAAATTGCCTTGTCAACAGTAACATCACTCTTTTGTTTGATGTTCTTCATATCACGTACCGCTTTTTGCATCGTCATAAGTTTTTCGTTTGCGTCTGCTGTATTCTTAATGAGTGTGGCTACAACTTCAAATGCACGTGGGTGTTCAGACTCAGATGCAATGGCAAGAAGATGGTCGATGGCTTGGTTACCCTTGTTTACCAGTTCTTTAATTGTCTTGCGAGATTCTTCATAGTCTTGGTCAAGGTCATCTTCAAGCCGAGCAGGAGTACCAAACTTGGTTCTCTCCTCAACTACAGCAGGTAAAATTTCTTGTACTGGTTGTTCAATCTTGACATCCACATCAAAGATTTCAGACATGTTTTTTTCAAACTTTGACATAATTAAGTTATATTAGGATATTCTTGTGTTGTGATAGTATATGTATAATTATTTGGCATCACAACATTTGATGGGTTCGGTGCAACAGTAATCTTAACTGAAGAATTTGATGTTAGATTGAAACTGTTTGCTGACCATGTTGCGTTTGTAGTCACACCAATTACTTTTTTACCGCTAGTTAAATGTCCAAATACATCAGTGAGTTCTAATAATTTTGAGGTAGAGTTCCAAGATACAACCTTAGCTGTTGCTGTTGCTGTATCATAAGAGTAACCTTGATACACATCTTCACCAAATTGGTAGTTGCCTAACCCACCTGTTGCCATAGTACCAGTAACATTATGCTCATGTAATGAAGGTTCATTAATAATGTTTGTAATTGAACTTCTAATAATTTTTGGTTGTGAAACAGGTCCATACAAATAACCTTTTACAGTAAAGTTAAGAGTCCAAATGATAGAACGGATGTTTGTATTGTAGTCGCCTTCATAATCAACTTCATTTGAAACGTCATTAAGAATGATTGGTAGTTGTTTAACAAGTCCAAGTTCTGGTATCAGATTCACAGAGATCGTATAATCTGGTGTAAAGTATGGAAGAATCTTCTCCATAAGTTGTGCGCCATCTTCAATGTTGCGAACATATGCATACAGAGTAAATTCAAAATCAAATGGGACTGGATTGTAAACCGATAATGCGGTTGTACTGGATGGAACAGTTGTCTTAAAGTTCGTATTTAATTTTCTGGCTGCATCATACTTCATGTTTTCCATTACGAAAGACATGATTGGTAATGTTATCTGTGTTTTCTTGTCGAGGTTTGGATCACCTTCTATACGAGAAACATACTTCTCTTTTCCACCATACACGATTGGAACAAGAAAATGTTCCTTTTCGTAGCCGTTTGAATCATAACGCACCAAATTAATTTCATTAAAGATGTTGCCGAACGCAACAACCATCTTTCTAATCGTGCGATGGTAAGAATAATTTGTTGCTGTCATGTTATGCTACCAAAAGGATTTGATTCTGAGAAATCAATAATTTCATCCGCTTCTGTTTGAATGACTTTGTTGTCATAGATTTCACGTTCTTGCGGATCAATTAACTCATCAGGTGTCTGAGAAGTTGTGTAAGATGCATTACTTGTGTTACCACGAACGAGTGTATTGTTTGCAAAGTCACCATACAAATCTGTAACTTTCAATATACCAGTTGGTCTATCCCAACTTGTGACTGTACCATAAGCAGAGTTTGATGTGTTGTGTACAGATTCACCACGAATAAAGTTACCATTGCCAGTAGCAGTATTCATTGTGAGTGTGATGTTGTATGCGTTCTCGTAAACAATCTCATCGATGTTTGGAATACCAACATCAATTGTTTCTTGTGAGTATTTGAATTTCTCAAGTTCTAGTTTGTAGAAATATGGATACTTGTTACCCATAACATAAAATGCGTCTGTGTAATTTACATATTTGATTTCATATATCTCACCTCTTTGTGAGAGAAATGGAATGTAAATGAGATCACCTTCGTTTGGTCTGACGTATCTATCTTGTGGAACCCAACGTGAGAAAGAACGTTTAGAAACAATCACAGACATGTTGTTGCGAATTTCTAAACCAAATTTAGAGAAGAACTCTCTTTCACCTTCATAGCCATCTACATTAGTGATATAGAGTTCTAGTGGATATGCGGCAGTAAACTTCTTGAGTGGGTCTTCACCATAGATCAAATCTCTGGCAGCCTCATTGATGTTTGGAATGTAATAGCAATCGACACCATTAATTTTAATGGTTTCAATCATCAAGTCTTCCATGAGCCTTTGCTCTGGACTACTACCAAAGTTATTGAAATAAAGATTTGTTGCCATTAGTTCAGATAGAAGTCAACTGGTAATTCGTACTTGCTGGACATTTCTTCTTCCAACGCTTTAATTTCTTCCGTTGCTTCATCAAAAATTACTTGACCATTTAGAACAACACCACCAGGGAGTTGGACACCAGCAAACTTTTTAAGATTGGTACCCCAATTTTTCTTAATGAGTGCTGTGGCATATTCTTTGAGCCAACGGTCATTCCAGACTGATGCATACTGAGCAGAGTCAATCATTGCATATGATTCGGCAATCACCACATCACCTGCTTTGACGGCTGAACCCCAACCCCAATCACAAAAGAGTTTGTTCATGTGTCGTTGATAGCGAATTGGAACTTCACCAGTGAACATTATCTCTAGTGAACGTAGGTGTTGCATCGTCAACGTATAGTTAACATAAGATGCAGAAGTAAAGTCATACAATTCATTCAGACGGAGTTGATAACGTAGGTCAAACATATTGTTTGTGTTAATCGAGTCTGAAATCGGAAAGACACGGGTGACACCAACAATCGTTACAGCATTATTACCAGCATCTCTTGTCACACTCGGTGACATATTGATATACCGATTGGAGATATCTGTTGCGTCTAATTGCTTGATGTAGTATACCTTTTGAAGTGCATCAAAATGGTAGTCTTGCCAGTACTGGAACGCATCATCGATTCGGTCTTCTATTTGATCGTCATCAAGGTTGATTTCGATGGTTGGAAAACCGAGTCTACGAAGGCAGTATTCTTTAAATGATTGTCTATTGGTAACCGAAGGCATTAATATTTCTCCTTATTGTAAGGTATTTATTGCCCAATTACCTTATATAAATCAGTTAATTACTTTGCTGGACAATGGACCTGGTGGTGTGTTTGAACTTGGTTGACCCAATTGTGCTTGTGCTTGTTGTTGCACTGCTTGAAATGCATCAATACCCACTTCAATTGGTAGCTTTGCTAGACCACCAAGGATTGTGTTGAGTTGGGAAATAGTCAATTCAAGGGTTACTTTTTGTTCGTTCATAATTTTTCCTAATAAAATGTTGTGTAACTGTATATTTATCCAGCTGTATTAGCACTCATGCCAGGGGCTGGAGTGTTTGCCGTAACTGGCGCCCATGGTAAACGATTCTCCACCACTGGACTGATCTTGTCTTCAATCTGTTTTGCAATCTGCCCGTTAACATGATCTGCATAGCCACCGACAACGACTGTTTTGATCCAGTCTAGTACATCTTCTTCCGTCAAATCTTCAAAGGGAATGAATGGACCAGACTCATCTGTTGGGTCAACCGTAAACGGTGTTGCACCAGAGAATGTTCCTTCGTTTCCGTTCTCATCTGTACCAATCTTTTGCCAGTATGTTTGTA